TGCTGTTCCGTCTGCACACCTCTCCGACAGAGCAACGCTGGAGTTTATCCGTGAACCATGACTCATCACTTCTGCATTTTACACAGAGCTTTTTGTAGTCGCTCTTGTTGCATTTTCCGTAGACATATAAGTCGCACCCGGTATCTGCTTCCATCGTTTTTCTCCCTTCTCTCCCGCTCAAATACTCCATTCAAGCGGGTTATCTCCTGCCATGTCCTTACCCTACCCATTCTCCCCTTGCTCTGTTTCGTGCGGTTGTGCGGGGGAATGAGGGGTAAAGTTAGCCCCATTGTTCTGCCATTGCACGGGCGATGCCGGGGAAGGTCTTTGCTCTCGGTTTGCCATCGTGAGCGCACCCACGCGCACCGTAGCTATCGCCCCGCAGCTTACGTCCAGTTCCGCTTGGCAAAAACGGTTTATAGTCTTCTACAATTTCTGTCGGCATAAGATGCGGTACACCAAACTCCCAAAGGTATGTTTTTTTGCTCCACGGCTCACCAAACTCATACGGTTGTATGCAGTTAGTCTGTTTCGGCAACTCAAATACTTTCGACGGTACGGGATTTTCAATGACGATTTTGCCGCCCCAATAGCCGTACCAATAAAACGCCATGAAAAACTCTTTACCTTTTAGCCCTTTGATATATCTGTCCTTATCCAGCTCACCGCTTTTGGGGTACAGTCTGCAAGCCCCGGCGTTTGAAAGGTATGTGCAAGGTGGATGGGCAATAATCAGATCCCACTTGTCAACGTCATGCGTCTGTCCGTCCATAGTGGACAACCGCCCCCCCCCCCCCTTGATGGACAGTAGCGCATCACCCAAGATATGCCACTCAGGATGCCCACCGCTGCACTCTTGAATATCGCAAGAGAAAGCATTATGCCCACGCGCACGAAACGCCTTGCATACTTCCTGACTTTCCTCACAAGCTATCAGTACGTTCATTCTACGTTCTCAACCTCCCGCTCAACCGTAGATTTCTTGCCAAAGTGACCAGCATTCCCACCCTTGCCCTTCCTATTCGGATTATGGCCCATGCGGTAGGGGTAAAGGGAGCAGTCGGTGATGGGGCAGAGTCGGACTTCATTGACTTGACCGCACATACAGTCGAGGCACTTGGTACGGATCGCTTTCATGGGGGTCAGAATAGTCATGTGCTTTCCTCCCCGTTCACCCTCGGATCGGCATATTCCTCAACCTCATACTTGATTGTGGTGACGCTATTGTTGGGGCTGATGCTTGCTGTGATGGTGATGCTTGTGCATCCTCTCGGGTCAGGTACAAGCTCGTTCTCAGCGTCAATCTGAATCCTTCTGCCGACCTCAATCAAGTGCTTCTTGAGGGTGGTCTTGTCAGGAATGTATCTCGGTCTTGCCACTTCGCTTGTCACTCCTTCATCCTCCCCTTCAACTCCTTCAGTTCTTGCTCCATCTCAGCTTTCCTCTCATACAACTCCCCCACCGGGTAGTCATCGTGGATCGGGGAGCTTCCTTCCTCTACACGATGCAGGAAGTCACACAACTTGGTGTACTTCGACAGGAGGGTGTTGTAGGTGGTGATGAGGTCAATCTTGTCCATAGGCTGATTCCCCGCTTTCTTGGCCCAGTAACGGGCCTGATACTCTTTCAGCTTGTCCTTGTTCTTCCTGTTCCATTCCCGGCGATATGCGTTCCGGGCCGCTTTTGCTTCATCGGTCATGGCTCGTCCTCCTGAAAAATATATATCGGTGGACGCTCAACTCGTCCGACATTGTTCTGCCACTTGAAAGCATCGATTATCATTTCCATGTATTTCGACACAAACCCATATAGTTCCCCGTCCGAAGTCGAGAATTCGATTTTGCCCCAAGGTGCTTCCTTGGATGGCGGGTGTCCTATAAGTGCATAATCCCTCATTTACTATTCCTCCCCATCCCACTCATACCATCTGCACCCATCCTCCGTCCCATAGTTCTCACTATCTTCCTCACACCAATCCTCTGCCGGGTAGCAATCCTCGGCGGGGGCGTTGGTCTTTGCGGGGATGTAGCGGGCGTGGACGCAATGCAGACAACAGGAATTGTCACAGAACATGGTTCCTCCTTCTGATTTCCTCAATCACTTCGTCAATAGTTTCCTGTACACTCTTCACCTCTTTGTTCACGGTTTCTATGTCAGTCAGGGTGTTCGTGTATCTGGAAATATCCTTCCTGATACTGACGATGTGGGCCGGGTTGATATACACGGGGTTGTCTTCCCCGTCATGCAATTTAATAAACTCCATCAGTCAGGCAGTCCTCCTTCCAATCCCTCATACTCTGCCGCGATCTCTTCGGCACTCTTCTTCTGACCCAAGGGGTCATTCTCCGTTGCCTCTACCTTGTCAGCTTCCCTCATATTAAAGTGTGCTTTCTCCCACCAGATACCCACCACAGGATTGATGATCCCCGCCGCCATCATGGATTCGATTCCTGCCTGTACTGCATAGGTCACACTTTCGGCAAACTCCTTGTACTCCTCAGTCCGTGTATTACCCTTCCTCCACTGACTAAGCGTACTGGGCTTGATACCACAGGCCAGACAGGCAGAAGTCATAGTCAGGGGGCAGTCATTCTCTGCACAGAGTTTGAGGTAGGATTCAAAGGCGGCATAGAGGGAATTGATATTGTCAAGGTCTACTTGCGCTCCAAGGGCCACACACATACCGACATGAACATTTACTGCTGTTGCCCTTCCCCTGTTCTCCTCCTTCAACATCTGACCAGCTTGGGTCATATACTTTTCCATTCTAGTTGCCAGCTTGTTGACTTCTTCCTTGGACAGCTTCTTCACCTTCTTTCGGGGGACAGTATCACTATTCATACTCCCGCTCATAGCCCCTACCCTGTTCGCCCGGTAGACTGTGTTTCTGACTACCTGATATGTAGTCCCCAGTTCCACAGCGATCTGTTTGTAGTCCAATCCTTTGCGGGAGAGTTGGATGATTTTGGTGATGTCCATTTTCTTTTGCTTGGGGGGTTTCTTTTCTTCTTCAGGAATGTTAATCACCTTCTATCTCATCATAGTGCAAACAAATCCCGTCTTCATTCAGAAGCGTGTCAATCATGTCCTGTAAGGACAGAATGCCAGACGCGATATCCTGAAGATACTCAAGGGATGCATTATAGAGTTTCAGCTTATCCTCCTGCTCAAACCCAAATCTGTCATGTAATACCCTCAAGACTACTGCCCATGTAGTCTTGTGGCAGGATATGGTTGCGTCATGGGCAGTAGCATTGACCGTGTTCCTGAGTTGCTTTTCCAGTTCGATTAACTCAGGAAGGGTGAGTTTGGTCTTGAGGATATGTCTGAGGTCAGGGGTCAGACCATCGGTGTAGCGGGGATCGTATTTCAGGACTTTGGGTTTGTGGGGAGGGTGTTTCTTGGTTCGTGATTTAGGCATCGTTGTTCTCACCCATCAGAAACGCACACAGGAAAGCCGCATTACAGGCAATGTGGAATATCGCCGGGAGTCCACTTTCCTCATCTACTGCCCTCCAGTCTGCCCAAGAGTGAAGAGCGTGACGGAGTAGGGCATCGTGGAATTTCTCAGGGTCTACACGTTTCCAGTTGTCAGGATCGGCGTACTTCCTGTTCCCATACTCTCTGACTTTTGCTACCGCTTCGATCAACTCAGGGGGTACATCAGAGAGCTTGAGCTTTCCTGCATCGGACTTTGCTCCGGGGAGTTTGGGAGGGGTGTAATTTGGAGCAAGATGCCCTCGCCATTCTTCCCTATCCGGGGACTGATCCATCATACTCATTACACCCTCAACCCCCTTATCTCTCCATCAACCTTTGCTCCCCACTGACTTCTGAGCCATTTCCTCTGATTCTCGGAGATGGGTTCTAGCCCCTTCTCCTTCAATAACTCAGCCCTCCTGCCGATCTCAAACTGATCCCAGCCGCATCCGTTGCAGTTGGGTGGTCTGCGCTCAAAAGCGCAGTTGGAATCTGCTCCGTAGCGGCCCAGCGTACAGTTAGGAATTACCTTCATTCTTTCTCCCTTCTTTTACTCCCGTGATTTCCTCAAGGGTATAGACCAACCTCTTGCAGGAGGGACACTTATATCTCCTCTGCCTTATAGACCCGTCATTCAGGTCTTGCCCACCCACACAGGGGATTTTGATATTGCAGACAGGACACTTCATCACAACTTCCTCCCCTTGTATATCATGGTTTCGACATTTGCTTTCTTCTCCCCGATGACCCGTTTCTCACAGTCATCACCGGGAGGGCATCCTCTCCTTTGCCCTGTTACTCCGATGTAGTCACAGAGTAGTGTGCAATGGTGATTCCACCGGGCGTAGACACAGGGTTTACAGTAGGAGGTGCAGACTTTGCCTTTACTCATCATTCGTTCCTCCCTTGCTGACTCCAAACAGGGATTGCTTGGTGTCACTCTGCCTCATATAGACCCGCTTACTACCATCTCCTGTCCGTTTACTGCCAAGACCTATGCCCATATCCCTGAGTTGTTCGTTCAGGAGTTTGGGAGAGTATTTTTTGTCGGTATCGTCATTCTGGTCTTCATAGGCAGATCGGACTTCCTTGGGGGTCTTACCAATTATTACCATATCAATGTCGATGTTGCTCAACCACAAGGCCATGTGGTTATTCTCCATATGATACTGGTCATTGTAGTCTTTCACCTTCTGGCAGAAGGTCAGGGACTTGTTACGGTATATCCTCTGATATCCTTCCACCATCAGTCTTGTCCAGTACTTCAGGGCATCCGGGGTGGTCATCTTGGAGATAAAGGCGGGGTCTGGTTTGTCTACTACGTTGAACATGGGCATCCACAGGATTCGCCTCTTGAACGCATAGCCCTTCTCAAATGACTTGATATCGGAGTTGGAGGTAAATATCAACTTTACGGTAAAGGTTGCGTAGAAGGATTGCTGGTACAATCTCCGGGCCTCTATGGTATCGGCAGAGCAAATATTCTTGAGTATCTTCATCTGGTCATTGTTGATGGTTTCTGGTTCACAGTCATCACCAAGATTAGCCAACTTACCCAGCATCGACACTTGATACCGTGGGTCAGCACACTGTTTGATGGATAATGCGGAACAGTTCCGTTCCTTATAGATTCGCCTCATGATCTGGAGCATGGTACTCTTCCCGTTTGCCCCATTCCCCCGGAAGATAAAGAACTTCGCTACACTGCGAATCCTCTCAGGGTTGACAATCAGAGGGTATCCCATGACTTCACCCAACAAAAGTTTATAGTCAGGATCGCCGCCAGTAAGCTGGTTGATGTAGTCATCTACTTCCGGGATAGCAGGAGCGTTGGGGTCATAGTCCACATCAATGAAGTATGGAGTAAACTCTTGAAATCCGGGGAAGTCCACGAACTCCCCTTCATCCAGAATCCCATTCCTGAATCGGATCGGGAAATCACACCCATCCCTGTGCTGGCCCCGGAACTCTATCTGGTTGATGACCTCCTCCCAATACCTTGTCTTCTTCCCCGGTGCGCGAAGGGCAATCATCTGTTTCAGACGGTGGTTATCGTCAGCGTCTGTGACATATTCCACACCGTTCCACCACCAGATACTCCCCTGATAGTTCACGCATCGGTACTCGTTCATGATATTCGTTGCGTGGTCATATTCGGAATCTGCCCCATTACCACCAGTCCAGTTTCTGACGATGTTATTGAACTCGGTTTCATCCATAGGTTTATCGAACAGGACTTCGTTAATGTATCGGCAGATTTTGTCAGAATCAGGGTTGTTGTCGAGTTTCTGCTTGTGGGCAAACAGGGCGTTGTTCCTGCCATCCCCTTCACCGATCCCCAGCATGGAAGTGTACTGCTTACCTGAAGTGAAATACCAAGGGATGATCTCCCGCTCACCGGGATTATCAATCGTTCTGAGTACACCGTTCCTCTTGATAGTCACACCGTTGGGGGAGTTGGAGGAGGTTTTGCTTTCGATTACAAATCCCAGCGCACAGACACCATTTTTTGCTCTGGAATAACCGGGAGATTTCTGGAAGTAGAAGTGCGCTCCACGATCTGTCCATACTATCTGAGTCTTGATATCGAACCTCTTGATGAACTCGGAGATTTGCTCCTTACTCAGACAGTCGATGTCTATGACTACCTCATCCTTATCCAGCAACCATCCTGCGTCATTAAACGAGTCAGGGGTTTCGGCAGTATCCGCGCCTTTTGCGGCGTGTTTCTCGCCGGGTTTGAACTCTATGAACACTACACTACCTCCATCCCTCCAGTTTCTTTTCCGTGACCTTGCAATAATGGGAGATATCCACCACTTCTCTGAAAGTTGGTGCAAGGTCAGATACCTCTCCATCCCATACCAGCATATTGTCTGGCATATCCGGGAAGTTGACCAACCCACCGTCAGCTCGTTTCTTGTAGAGTCGGACACCAGTATCGGATTTGGTAGCGAATACTCTGTTCACATTCTGATATTCGTTCCCATCCTGATCTACCACCCCAAGGTAAGTCCGTCCAGCTTTCAGGATGTACTGATATAGCACAGGTTCGTCCAAATGCTCACGGACAGTCTTGGACACCGGGATGTCGAAGAGGAGATTGTCAACAAGGGCTTTATGGATGATACGGGCATTGTTGTTGGAGAACAGCTTGTCCTCATGGTACTTGTTGCAGTCCCCACCTTTGGTCTTGATATGGCCATCGGTTCCGACAGCAACGTAATTATTGACATCCTTCTGAATCCATCTGTCGAACTCATCCAACTCAAGATTCAGGTGATAGACTTCCTCCCATGCCCCCTGAACATCCTGCCAAGCGTTGCCCACCCCTCTGTAGTCCACGAATGCCACACCATCGGTGTTGAGGTTGACTAAGGTATATCCCACCTCATATAGCCGCCTAGACAAATCAAAGAGTGCAAGCTGCCCATAGGCACAGACTGAGAGGGAGGCCAGAGGATTGTTAAGGATGGAATATCGGTTCTTGAGATTTCCGTAAACACTGTTCAAAATCAGCTTCAGAGCATTGGCCCTTATGGGGTCAGATTTCTTGATTTTGAGTCTTTCTGTCCTCATACCGTTGTACAAGTCAGTTCCTTCCCCAAGGGCTTGAAGGTTGACTACAATGGACGGATACATACTCCCCACATCCAGTAGCTTGACTCCCCTGAACTCCTTCCCCTGTACTGCCACTCCATGTAATCCCCCGGAAGCAAAGGTGATATCACACCCAAACTCCCTGACGGTGATCTTCTCGTCCTTGGCTTCCTTGTCATTTGTCAACTCCTGCGAGTGCCACATTTCCCACACTTTTTCAGGTACTTTAGGAGTGTTCCTGACATCTTCTGGTAGCCTCATCTCTGCCCATTTCGGTAAAGGTTTCTCCAGCAGGATATCGGCAGAGAGGGTAGTGGTGTTTAGCTTACGGGGATTCTTGAGTTTGCTACGTTCCGGGAGCATTTCCAGCAGAGCATCCTTGACTTGGAAATAGGACTTTTCCCGGAGTTTATAGATACGGATTGTGTTTTCTACATCATAGGCACAGTACTGGAGGATTACCTGTTTCTCGGATTCGGTCAGGGGTCGGTCAATGTCAAAATCAATCTCTGATTCGATAATCGACCTTCCCATGTTCCCTTCAATCTGTTTCAGACTGGGCATGGACACATCTATCTGTTGCATGACATCAAGGGTATTGAGGTTGGATGCCCTTCTCTTGTAGGCCAAGGTTTCCTCTTCCCGACCTCCGATAATGGCATCGTTCAGTGCCTTTATCCTGCTCTGAGGTTCACCAGAAAGCATGGCACTCAGCACAAGGTCATCGTAGTGATGATTATTGTATCCAACTAGGGTACAATCAGCTATTACCCTCTCTACCCCTTCAAACCCGTTGGGGGAGTCCTCCGGGTATTGCCCCGGAGGATTATTCCACCATACGCCGACTATGGAGTTGTTGATGTCCTTGAGTACCGCAAGGGAATCGTATCGGAAGCATTCGATGTCAGTCATAGAACAACAGCTTTTCGTTGCTCACAGGGCATCACCTACTGTCTTGTGGTATTGTACGATGCCCACTCAGTCGGGCAACTTTTTCACATCTCCGTAGAAATGGCTCCCAAACGCCGCCTTGACCTCCACGATCAGCTTGGCTCCCACCAGCTTGTCGGCCTCCTCAATGGGCTTGCCGTACTTCTCCTTGAACTTCTGGAGAGTCTTGTCCTTCTTGATGGGGTCGATGAACCACTGCTTCATCTGCTCGACATACTTGCCGAAGGTCATCTTGGATTCGTAGGTCTTTCCCTCGATCTCATACCGAATCCTGATGCAGTAGTCATCCAGCTTGATCTCCTTGATGCTGGTCTGGTAAAGCTTCCCCTTCTGGGCCTCGGTGAACTTCTCCACCTGTTCCACCTCAAAGAGGGAGGAGAAGGTATCGTAGCAGTACACGGTCTTCTTCTGGCCCACACAGGAAGGAAGGTTGGCAAAGGTGGTGTTGAAGTGTTCCTTGCACCAACCGTCCACCTTGGCGGCTTTCTCAGGGTCATCCTGATACTTACCGTCCTTGAAGGACTGGCGGTTGAAGTTGACTTCCCTGATCTCTCCCCTCTCCGGGTCGAGGAAGGTGAGGATGGCCTTCTTGTTGTCCTGTTCATAGCGTACTTCGATGAGTTCCAGATTTTCGCGGATTTCCATTATTGCATTTCCTTTCTGTAAGTGATTTTGTTATTATTGAATAATAATTCAGCAAAGTGAATGTTGGCTTCCCCGGTGACATAGAACACAGCACAGGGTTCGTGGACAGATTCAGGAACTTTGGTATTGACTTCCTCCACCTTCTTCTTCCGGGCCATTCCCGTACTGATTGCAGAGGCAAGGTCAAGGGATTGGGCGTAGGCATCCATGATATATCCTGCCGCTTCCATCCCCATGATGCTCTCACAGTCCCTCTCCCTCTGCTCCATCCAAGCTGTCATGTCTTTCTCGGAATTGGAAATGGGATAGGTCTTGTTGGTATGCTGGGGCTGAATCCAGCGTTCAAAGGGGTCAGAGATGTATTCAGGGAAGTGGTACATGGGGATTCGTTTATCCCATATCTCCCTTAGTACACCCTTCTTGTCCTCTCTCTCCCTCTCTTCCATCTCCTTCACCTTGGCACGGAGTTCGTCATCGGCAGAGTTGATGATGGAGGTAATGACCTTGACCTGTTTCTCAAGGACAGTATAGGGTTCAAGGATCGCGGCCTTGACTTCCTTCCGTCTGGTTTCAAGAGCGTTGACTATCTTCCGGGCATTGGCAAGAGTTTGTCGGACTTCTGACACGTTGTCTTCCGTTAATGTCGTGCTGTTCAGCACTTCGGCAACGGCCTGTGCTTTGTTGATATAGTCCTCAAACTCAGGGAATCGGACAGTACCGGGAGTGTAGATGATGATGTCAGGCATGGGGTTTCACCTCCCTCTTGTAGCATTTCTTGTGAATCAGGATCACTCCCTCCCGGCTCTTGCTTGCTTCCAGTTGGTCGGCATCCTCCTCATGGATTTCCTTCCCACAGGCAGGACAGAGGGGATGGTGGGATAATCCATAATCCCGGTGAAAGCGTCTGATATAGGCAACGATTTCTTTCTTTTCCGTCAGTAAAACCTCCCAGATTTGTGTAATTCCACCCATTGACTCTCCGGGCCTCTCCTGTTGCAGTAGTAGAATGCCTTGCTCTGCTGGGTACTCAGGTGTCGGTGAGAACTTACCCAAGGATCGTAGTGACGGTTGGCGTATTGTTTCGCCATAGCTGTCAACTTCTGTTCATCGTAATTGGATTCCAAAAACAGCCAGTCAAACTTCAGGCCATTGGGATTCTCCACCAGACAGGTATCAGTAGCGTAGATTAGTTGCTCCCCATCCTGCTCCCAAGTAAAGTATGTGACCTCTGTGTCATGACTTCCGGGATAAGGGGTTATAACTATTCCGCTCGGAGTTTCAAAGGGGCTTGTACTGATGACTTCGTTGATGTGAAACTTGTAAGCTACGGTTGGGTTAGCGAAGGTCTTGATACGGGGAAACTCGGACAGGATTTTATTGAAGGTGGGAATCTTGATATGGTCAGAGTGGATGTGAGTTATCAGGAGGGTGTTGACCTTGTATAACTCATCCCGCAGTTTGTTGTACGGAACCCCACAGTCAATCATGATGTTCCCGATCCTGACCGCATTCCCCGTAGACCCTGATGCTATGATTCGATAATCTATTTCTCTCACTCCCGATTAAACGGGAAAAGTCAAGGATAATACTCTGCCCTCTCTTCCTCAGTCATCAGAGCGAACACATCCACTCCATCCACGGTGTAGATCACCTTCCAAGGGTAGATATCACTGTGTTCTTCCAGTCGAGGATGCACCACTCTCGGCAACGCCCATGCAATAAGCTGGGGGATGTTGTGAACATGGATTTCAGGGTTGCTATCCATGCTGTGCCACATGACACCCAAGATGTAGATATTGCTCTCATTCAGACTGCTGATGATATTGGGCCAGACCCGCAGAGCATGGGCCAAAATACCCATTGACTTTTCCCCGTTTTTGTGATAGTATTCGGTTGACATAATGTGTCGCTCCTCTCTTTCTTCTTTCTTGTCGGGTTCCATGTTTTACCTCCCTTCTTCTCTCTGTACCGCTCCGGGTGATTGTCGGCATCCGGGGCGGTACGCTTTTATTGTTCTTCCCACCACTTCGTAGCATCCTCAAACAGCCAAGCATTACGGAAGTGGTTTATTCTGTTCCATCCTGAGAACCAGCACATATCATCGTCCAGCACCCGGTTCTCCCCGTTATGCCAATCGACCATGCAGGAGTAGGCCACATCGTATAGATTGTCCCACACGGGATTGGAGGATGAATAACCTTGAAGCTGGGCGGGTGCTGAGACAACACCGATGATGGTGTCAGGGAATCTTGGGTCATCCACCCTGTTAAACACGCACCAGCAAACCGCTTTCTGCTGAAGCTCACTACACCCTCTGCACTCCCCGTACAAGGTCTGGGCTAGGGCTACTACGCTTTCCTCGTCTGGGGTGTAGGGCGGCTGGATAGGTGCTAGTGATAGGTTGCAGAGTAGGGACATGGTGGTCAGAACGTGGATGATTGCTGTGGGTAAGGTCATGTGGTGGCCTCCTGTCTCAGCCATCGTCCTGCCCTCCGTCCATCTCAACAGGGATGGTTTCTGCCCACATGGAAACCCCGCACACAGGGCAAGTAATATGCGACCACGAAACCTCTACTTTTTTGTACCGAAAAACTGATTTGCACTCAGGGCAAGTGGATTCGTAAATCGGCACGGGCTTTTTCTCAACGATTTTCATTCGCCCTGCCCCCCGTCCTTACGCTTGCGAATGGAACGGGAGCAGAACTCGGTTTTGTGAACCGACATATTGCTCCACTCCGTACACAATCCCGTATAATCCTTCCGTTCATAGACTCTGCCCCAAGACCGATAATGCTTACACTCTCCGCATCTGACCACTTCCACCACATCGGCGGCTGGTGCAGATTTGAAAACAGATTCAACTGTTCTCCCCAGCGACCCGTTCTCACTCTTCGGATAACCCATTCCCACAAGAATCATCCATGTGGATTTGATTGCCGTCTCCCGGCTGATATACTCACCTGACACGGATCACACCCGCCTTATAGAGCAGGAACGTACCCACCAACTCACTACCCAGCGCAAGGAACGCTCCCTTACCCATCGGCAGAGTCCCCAGTTCCATTCCTCCCACGAACCCCAGCATCAGCACCAAGAGCGTGAAGCCCAGTACAGTGCAGATGCGCTTCTTCTGTCTGATAGTCATTCTTTACCTCCACTCTTACTCCCTCTGCTACTCCCCCGGCCTTGTGTGCCAGAATAGACATCCACACACGGGACAGGGCTTGGTAGTTAGGGGGATTTGTTGTCTTGATTTGCATAGCTGATTTCCGTCCCGAAGTGAGCGTCAAGTAGCGTCCTGATGCTCGGAATCGGAGTGGTCTTTCCGTCCAGCCAATTCTTCACTGCGGCCTGAGATACGCCGATTTCCTTGGCAAGACGGTACTGCGTTTCTCCTCGTTCCTGCATGAGTTTTGCCAGCGTTTCCGCAAACCTCAAAATTTTTGCCTCCTTCCTATTGCAAGTAGGCAAAGAGTGAAGTATAATTGCGTTGCTGTCACAAGTGAATACTTCACTCCTGCCTCTTCCTCGCTCCCCAGTTTTGGGGAGGGTGTGGTAAAGTTTTACCATCCATGAAGCATATTACCACAGGGTTGAAGCAATGTCAACAGGGTTGAAGTATTTTCTTGAAAATATTTTTGGGGGTCAAGATTATGGACTTTGCGGAAACCTTGAAGCGACTAATGGAGTTAAAAGGAATGAGTAGGTACAAGCTGGCAAAAGAAATTCCTTGCTCACAGGCATCTGTTGGTAATTGGCTGAACGGTGTAGAACCTCTACCTTTTATGAAGAAACGTATCACGGAAATCCTCGGTGAACTCCCAGAAGAAGAAACCCCCGCCAGCACAGAGGCTAGCGAGGGTGATGCGGAGGTGCTTAATCTTTATCATCGTGCGACTCCGATGATGCAGAATCTTGTTGTGAAGATGCTAAGAGAAGCAGAATCGTTTGATGCAACTCAGGGTGACGATTCCAAAGAATGAGAAGTTCCTCGTCTGTCATACTCAATTATCCTCCTGTCTGTCCATTTCTTACTCGCAAAGTGAGTATATAGCAGTAGGTGTCCTATAAAACGTACAGTAAGAAGGTGATGCCCAATGCGAGTGTGTTTATACGCTCGTGTCTAGTCTCCTCAGACGAGCAAGCCAAGCACGGCCTATCCCTTGGTGACCAACTCACCGACCTAAGAGCGTGGGCAGAAAAGAACGGTCATTCAGTTATCGGGGAGTATGTGGATGCGGGAGTCTCTGGTAAACGCCCCTACCCCAAACGCCCAGCGTTGTCCAGATTTATGGATGACTTGGAGGCAGGAATGAAGGTAGATGCTCTCTGCTTCACCCGGCTGGACAGGTTCTTCCGTAGCGTGAAGCTTTATTATCAGGCAGTGGATGTGATGGATAGGCACAAGGTATCGTGGACTGCGATTCTTGAGGACTACGAAACCATCTCGTCCACCGGGAAATTCAAAATGCACCTGATGTTGGCGATTGCGGAACATGAGTCCAGCCGCACAGGGGAAAGGTTGAGGACTACCCTTGAACACAAGTTCATGCGTGGAGAGTGGAGTGGCAAGCCTCCAAGGGGGTATTCGGTGGTGGACAAGAGGCTCACCCCCAACGGAGATGCCCCAATCATTGCAGAGGCTTTCAGGGTATGCCACCGATCCTGCTCCGTGGTGGCGGCTCAGTCCTATCTGCATGAGTATGGTATCAAAGTAGTGTACAATACTGCCTACCGACTCATGACTAACCCCATCTACACCGGGCGGCATGATGGTGTGGAGGGATTCTGCGACAGGCTGGTGGATGATGATACCTTCTCGGGCATACAGGCCATGCTTGGGAAACGCTCCGACCGCACAAACGACACAGGGAGAGTCTATCTTTTCTCAGGGTTGTTGGTATGCTCGGAGTGTGGCAGGAAGCTAGTGGGGAACTGTAACACCACATACTCTCCGGGGAAAAGATATAGATATCGCTGTGCTGGTTGTTACCGTGACCACCTCTGCTCAAACAACAAGTACCTGATCGAGTCAGAGATTGAAGATTACCTCCTCGCAAAAGTGTGTCATGAGATAGAGAAAATGTCCGCACAAGTGGAGTATTCTGTTCCTGCTCCGAAACCGATAGATAACACGGCGAAGTTGGAACGATTGACAGAACTGTACATTGAGGGGGAGATTTCACGGGAGGAGTATCAGAAACGGAAGGACGCTCTGACCGTCCCTCCCATCATCAAGACACCCACCCCTCGCATAAAGGAAATAGCCCTCTCCGGGGAAGACCTCAGAGAGAGCTATTCAACCTTCACCCGGCAAGAGAGAAGGGCAGTATGGAAGAGTGCGATAGATAAGATTGAGGTTGATATGGATAGGCTAACGATTGTGTTTAGAACTTGATAAGTGCTAATTCACATTGAACGACCGTCAAGTGTGAAGAAGCACTTAGCACATATCGTTCTCCCAAAGCAACTCATAAAACCGCTCAAACATGACACAAGCCTCGGCCCGTGTAATGGGTTGATTCGGCTTAAAACTGCCGTCAGGATATCCCTTAATCAGGCCCATTTCCTTCGCCCACTCAATAGCTGGAGCGGCCCAATGCCCGGTAATATCGTCCACGATTACGGGTTCTGGTTGGTACTGGGGACGGCAGACGGCAACGATTTGGTGTTCATAGCGTTCTTTTTCACAGACGGCTCCACCATTGTCCTGACTACCACCAGACGAAGTGTTCCCTTCAATGGTCTTGACAAACCAGTAGAAGTTTTCTACCCCTTTGCCCACCACCAGCCCACAATGTTCTGTGTCTTTGCCGCCGTGGAAATTAAGCAGGGCAATATCACCCACTTGAATGTCAGAAACATCCACGGTCAGACCTTGCTCCTTGTACCAGCGCAGCAGCGTCCCGCAGCTTGCGGTCTTCCCGCCGCCGAAGAAGGCCATTCTCTCCCCGGCCTTATCGAAGCACCATGCGATAAATGCCACACACCAGGGATTACCCTGCCACTCAGGGCCGAAGATGTCCCAGTATTTCACCCGGTTCGTCCCCGGTGGATCTTCCGTCACGCCCAGCTCCAGCCGCGCGATCTCGATGACTTTACTCAGGCTCATTGGCTTCCTCCGGGTCAGGCAAATCCGCAATCTGACCGATACTCTCTTTCTTGATAACGAATCCGTCTGCGGTCATGAGCATGACCGTTTGAAGCTGTCGGTCATCCCTTTTGCACATTGCGCCATAGGCTTCAGACATATCACCGATTGCCCGTCTCTGAGCCTTGTCAATATCATCCCCGTAGTTGTGGGAATCAAAGGTCTTGGGGTAGCCGCTGAGATTGGCAAATGCCCCGTTTGCGTCCACGATGGATGCAGAAACAATGAAGATTTGACGTTGCATGGTGTACCTCCATAATGATTAGACTAAGTAAGTTACAGTTCCCAAAATTGTATCCGTGTTTGCAGCGTCTACGCGGGCACTTCCATAACTTCTGGTGTATTGAAAAATTGTTATCTGCCCGTCTAGGATTCCGATAAACCCGGAATAATAACTTACCGTTCCTTGCGGTCTATACATAACTCCAAGAAACATCTCCTCTCCCTGTCTGTAATAACCAGCAGGAAGTTGATAGTCTCTAACATTTCCAACGGTGCTTGCCGAAAGCGTGAATGTTATAGTTACAACCCCGTTGCGTTTGGTGATTCTCCCCCAAGTAATCCCAGATACATCTTGGCTTATGCCTATGGAGTTGAATCCCCCACCCACGCACTCGGTCAGGTTCTTGTTGCCGCCAGAGGTATAGAAGGTTGCTCCACTTGCGATCGCCGTAGCTGCCGTGTAGAGCAGACCGTTCAAAGAGATGTGCCATCCGGCGGTGTAATTCCGGCTTGCCGTTGTGCCTGTTTCCACATAGGCAAGCTGGGATTGATTCGCTTTCCCGTCCAGATCGTCAACCACCTCATCAATAGCATCCTGCACATTTGTTGCTGTCAGGCCGGAGGTAGTAGGGTCATAGGTCACGCTTGCGGCACTTCCACCACCACCGCCCCGTGCCAGTTCGTCTATTGCGTCTTGAACATCGTCAGCGGTCAGCCCGGATTGAGTGTTGTCATAGGTCACATCTGCCGCTGTGGATGGGATGGCAGGAAGCTGCGCGGACGGGACCTTCCCGCTGCTGTCCAGTTCCGCAACGCCGCCATTCGCTCCCTTTTCGGAGGTAGGAATGGCTCCCACATCGGACGCAGTCAGGGTGATATCGCCCGTTAGGGCGTGGTTGTTTACCTTCCGGGTCTGCGGCACAGCCCCTATAGCGGTTGCGGTGATACTTTGTTGCATCCACGCAAGAAGGACGGCAAAAGAAAACTGCTTCGTGTCCCCGGTCTGCACTCCGGCAAGCACATCATATTCCCCCGGCGTGGTAGCGGCAGGAAGTTCGGAGATTTTTACAAGGTCAAATTCATCTGCCATCAGGCGTTTCCTCCTGTTCGTCCGGGAGTTCCAGTACCTCCGCCGTGCGGGTCTGCTCCTGCTCCCGTTCACGGGCTGCATCCCATATTCTTAACCTTCGTCCCACCTGTACGCCGATCAGGAACGAGGTTTTATCCGCAACAGCCATATCACTACCTCCACGCTGCCGGAATGTCGGCGTAATTCAGAGCATTGGTGCACGATGCAAAACAGTCGTATGAATAATATGAATTTATACCCGGATACGAGACCCACAGCTCCGGGACAGCAGACACAACAGCTCTGCAACCGCTAAACGTCTCTCTGAAATTACTAATGTTCGGACAATTGTCAAACAGAGATGACGGAATTGACAGCAAATAATCACATTCATAGAATGTGCGCTCGCAATCACTCAAAAGAGAACAGTTGTCAAACAACAGTACCGGAATGCTTGTAATGTGTGTCCCATAGAACGCCGCACCGACATTCGTTACATTCGGACAATGTTCAAACATACTTTCGGGGATGCTCGTCAGCGGACAATATGAAAAAACGCCAGCAAACGATGTGACAGCCGAACAATCGTCAAACAGCCCTGACGGGATAGAAGTCACCGCACAGCGTCGAAACGCATATCCGAAGTTTGTCACCGCATAGCATCCCTCAAACGCATCCGCCGCTATACTTCTCACAGACGAACAACCATCGAAGCACAGTTGGAATGTTGTTGCCATTGAGCAACCCTTGAAACACGCATCCGGGACTTCGACAAGAGAAGAACAATCGTTGAAACAACCATAAAACGTCTCGGACTTGAATCCCTGGAACATTCCTTCCGGGATTCGTCTCAAGGATGTGCATTGATAGAACATCTGATAACAGGTGGTGCTGTTCGCTAAATAGTCAAGAAGATGCTCAGGCACATCGTAAAGAGATGAACACCTATTAAACATTCGGTAGGTGTTCTCAAAATATGCCAGCTCTGGATTATCAAAAATCTTGGGCGGGAGCGAAATGAGGGACGAACACCCATAGAACATGCTTTCACACGATTTTGCATAATCCCCCGTCCCGCTTCCAAAATGCAGACCGACAAACAAATCCTCCGGTAGCGAAACCAGCGAAGAACAATATCCGAACATCCGATACATGCTATTGAACCGGATGCCATCTTCGCGGTAGTTTTTGAAAAGTCCAGTCGGCAAATATCGAAGATTCTGGCACCGATAGAACATTTCCCGAAGACTTATTCCATACGGTCTTTGAGCGTCTTCCGGCAAAGGGGGGAATGGGGTGTCAATCGAAATGAGCGTATATGGAGCCAAATTGGATGTGTTCACAACCCCGAATCGGAGGCCATAAATCTTTCCGGTAAGCTTCACGTAATAGGTGCCCTCGGAATTATACATGTGAGAATATGAGCGACTTCCAGTGCTCGACACTTCTGTTTCAGACCCGTCTCCCCATGAGATCGTGCCGATCATATTTGCGATAAACTCAGCAGTCATTGAGGTATGCGTCTGATCGATCCAAACGGTAAAGCGGAAGAACGACCCTTGTGCATGTTCAAACATTGGGTAACTCCGCATATTCCGTCCTGCTGCGACTCCAGCTAAAAATGAAGCTCTGTCGTAAGGCATAAACTCACCACACAATCCTGCACTCATGATCCCCGTCATAGATTTTGATGGGGTTCCCATCCCCATCAAATTCCACGGCATAAGTCACCCCGATGCCGCCGTCAAGGATTTCGGTAAAATAACCACTGTCAAAGTTGCTGAAATCCATCTGTACGGCCCGTCTGAGCGAATCGATCTCAACGTAACCGTCATTCGCCAGCCGAATGTCCGTGTTCTTCCCGGCAGAGGTCACATACCGCAAGAGCATATTATCGACTGTCTTGAAAATATAGCCCTTGGATAGTCCGTTGCTGTCCCCGGCACCAAGAATGATCTGAGGCGTATATACGCCGTTCAGCGACACGAAACTGTACTGAGCCTTGACCAGTTCGGTATACTGATAGGTATACACGGGCCAATCCGTTTGCGTGGTGGTGGCATAGATCTGATTCCCGTTTGCGTCCGTGGGGTATCCCTGTGCGTTATGGCTCACAGGCTGTTTCTGCCAGTAAAGCCCCTGTCCCCAACGGTTGGTGGCCTGTACTGCCACGCTGGGAGTTCCCTCGGACTCAATAGCCTCATCGTCTTCGGATGCCAGCACATCATTGTCCTCAGTTGCCAGCAGAGCAGACGAATCCACCACGCCCGTCACAAGCTGGATCACGTTGTCTTGGATGCGGATATAGTTGTCATCGGAGGTGTCGGAGAGGATATACTTTCTCACCCGGCGAGAGGTGGAGAGTCGGTCAACGGTGAGTTCGGCGATATCCCCCTGTTCGGCGTAGAGGGAATCGGTAAACACGGCATCGGCCCCCAGCCGCCCGTCAAAGATGTAATCCCCGGAGATAGGGTCGAAGTAGATTCTCCGCTTCATTACCCCATCGATCAGGGCATCCATCTCAAACTTATCGCTGTTGAATACGGCGTAGCTGGCCCCGTCCCCTCGCTTGATCTCCAAGCCCATTTTGCGGGAGATCGTTACGCCATAATAGTTGGAGTTCAGCCCAACCTTGCGATTCAGGGAGCGGTCAACGTAGTCAGCGTAGGGGTATTCGTGGTCTATCTCCTGCTCCCCCTCTGCCGCAATCCCAGCTACTTCCAGCACCTCGGCAGTAACATCAACGGTAAAAGCCGGGGAGGTAATTTCCTCGCCTGTGTATCCTGCCGTCACCTTGTCCCCCACTTCAAGGGCAAGGTCAATGAAAGAACCACTGCCATTATACGGGCGATAGGTCGTACCGCTGATTGCGCTCAGGATGCCATTCGCCGTTTCCTGTGTGGCCCACGGGGATTCACAGACAAGCTCCCTCCCCGTATCGCTTCCTGATTCGTAGGCTTCGGCATCGTCCCAATAGACGGTAACTTTACTCCATGCACTAAAGGCTGGAGCAGTGTGGAGTTGTGCGGTATTCGTACCAAGGTTGAGAGTGTCGGAGTTGCCAGTCAGGGGGACGAGGCGAAGTTTGTTGTCAGGGGTGATGGTGAAGTTCCCGGCATGGTGAACTGCGATGTAGCCAAGTACCTCACGCATTGTCAGATCGTTGGGGTACTCGACCTTGTACCCTGTGCCACTATGGATGGTAGTGCGGGAGTCGAGCGTCACGCCGATAATGTCGCAAATCTCGTTCACCACATCGTCCATGTCTTGAGGCCATTCGTCAAAAGCAGTCAGGTCAGCATATGTCTTCCCCTCTGCCCCATCTGCCTTGAGCATGGAATCATAGCAGGACAGGTCGAGGATGCCGTTGATTTCATCCACGCTCCGGGTGTCGATGTAGAACGTGCCAAGAGTGATCCACTCAGAGGTTTGCAGTTCGGTTAGGAGGCGATACTTGGGGACTACGGTTGCCATGCGTGGCACATTCGCACTCGCCTCAAAGATGGAACACTCAAAGGTGGCAGATACGCAACCACCGATAGAGGGAGCATTTCCCGTAAAAACCTGACGGTGGATGTGGGGAAGGGCGTGACCCCCTCCCACATCTGCCGCTATTTTGTCCATACCATAATCAGTCCCGTTGATGGTGATTTTCCATTCCACGGAATGATTCTGGGTGGCGAATATGGAGTTGTAGGTAGAGCTTCTGGAAAGCATCTATACCTCTCCTTTACATTTCAACGAGCGGGAAAGTCATTTCCTGCAAGTCCTCGCCGTTAGAACGGTGGATAACGTAATTGGTCTTAATGGAGTTTGAGTACATCGTCATCGTCTTGGAGGCATTCGTCCGGGGGTAGGGGTTCACGGTCACGGAGAAGGACTCAGGTTCAAGGAGGTCATGGATAATCTTTGCCTGTGCGCGGGTAAGTTGGATGGTCTGGATATCCATTCTTTCCTTGATTGCCACCCGGCCCCTGTGCATCAAGCCCGACATATCCCGGCCTGCGTCTGGGGCCTCCACATCCTCACGGGAGAACGTAACGCCCTGATACTTGATGTACTTGGTGATGTCAGTACCGCCTATCGTAATCGTCATCCCTTACACCCCCATTGCTCTACTCAGCCGACTCTGTCCGTACTTGATTTCGCGGGAGTCGAGGTAGATGTGGATTTCCTGACCCTTACCGCTACCCAGCACCCCGCTCACAGCGTTTGCAACCCCGGCACTCACAGCCGCTACGATCTGGTCATTGTTTGCGACTGCGGTCTTGCCTCCGATAGTACCCACCATCTCCGGGCCAGCTTCACGGGCAATGAACAGGCCAGCATCAGGGAACCCACCGTTTGCATACTGAGGCGGTGTCCACTCGTTAATGTGCGGAATGTTAATCTTAGACATATTCGCCAGCGCAGTGCCAAGGCCGGGAACGACAAGGGAAACGGCCTCTATCCAGTCAGGCATACTTCCACCGATTTTGTTGATGCCGTCAATGAAGGAGTTGAACCCTCGGATAGAACCGTTCACAAAGAACGCTACCAAACTCAGCATATTATTGACTACACCGTGAACGATATCCTCCAGCCCTTCCCACGCAAGTTGCCAGTCCCCGGTAACAGCACCTTGAATGAACTTTATGATTCCACCCAAGCCCGTGATAATGTTCCCAAACCACTTGGAAATCTCAGCCCAAGAATCTTCAAAGAACTTTCTCCATCCGGGGCCAAGCCGCTGTTCAATCCAACTCAGGAAAGATTGCCAAGCCTTTTGAATGGAACGAGCAACAGCACCGCCTACCTGTTTTGCACCTTCCCAAGCCTGTTTCAGCCCTTCCATAGCGGCATCTACATCACCCTTGAAGATGTTCTTAAAAAACTTCCCAAGGCCATCAAAGATATTGCGGATTCCCTTTGTAAAGGCTTCACCTTCTCCAAAGGCATAGACAAGAGCAACAACAAGGCTTGCGATTGCGGCTATGGCAAGAGGAATAAAGGAACCCGTCAGGATGGACAGACCAAGACCCGCAGTAATCAACCCGGCAATCATCCCAAGTGTGTTGTAGAGATTCATGCCGTTCTTTTCCATGTCCTTGAATGCCGCAACAACCAATGCAACACCGCCGACAACCAAGGCGATTCCTGCTCCTATTTTTCCAAACGCGAGATATGCACCCAACGCCATCCCAAGAATGTCCGCAAGAAGCTTAACGAGATTATCCCAAGTAAGACCCTCATCCAAAGTCCTCAAGAAATCTCTCAGGAACTTAAAGGCAGAGTAGAGCATAAGGGCAAGACCAACCGTTTGCTTCAGGCTTGTCCCAAAAGCACTACCTATCTTCCACGCAAGAAACAGGAGTCCAATTTCCTTAATAAGCTTTTTGAGGTCTTCAAGCGTAGGGATAAGTTTCTTGATCCGCTCTGCCCACTTCAGCCAAAACTCAGAAATCGGAGTGTCCGTCCCCTCAAACATATCCTGCGGGGTCAGACCACCAGCCCCACCGCCGCTCGGCTCGTTCAGGCGGTTGATTACATCAAACCCAAGAAGCTGATTCTTCCATTCCTTCGCAGACTTCGCCCCGGATGCCATATCGTCAGCGAACTTGTCCGAAACCGCCGCCGCTTTGAGGTAGGTAGTCCCAGTAAACGCAGAGATAAACTGCGACATCGCATCTGCCAGCTTAATAACCAGATTCACAAGCTGGACGATTATAGGCTCCAGTGCAGTGAGAAGGGCAATAAACGCAGAACCAAGCTGGTTCTTCATCTGCGTACTCGCAGACTTCATCGAATCCATTGCCTCTGCAAAGCGATGCCCGGATGTGGTTATGCTGTCACTAAACAGGTATGCGTTCTTCAGGCCCTCAGAAAACGCTTGCGTAATGGACTTGATTACAGTTCGGATGAACCGATAGAATGCGATCCGTTTCAGGGAAGAGAGGAACGTGCCTATTGCCCCAGAAGACTTTTTTGCCGCACTCCCGGTGTCACGGATGGAACGTTGTGTAGCGTTGAGTGCCTGTCGTACTCCACTGAAATCTATATTCCCAACGACACTCATTCTGGAAAGCGCATCACCCAAATCGCGAAGATTTTGAATAGCTTCCGAAGTGAGCATAGACGCAGAGTGCGCTATTGCTAGAATACCGCGCCCAATTCCATTGAGAGTGGTTGTGTTATTTGTGAGGGTAGCAAGCGGGGCAAGGGCGAACCCCAAACTCGCAAGGTTGTCCATTGAGTCCGAAGTGAACCCCATCACGGAAATAGCAATGTTAGAGATTGCTGTTGCCAAATTATTTATTGTGGCAGGACTCAGAGTCAGACCAGACAAAGTAGACAAACTTGCTCCGAAGGTAGCAATCAAATTTGCCGTGTCAGGCGGGATGTCAGCAACTGCGGCAGACAAATCAAGAATCGCAGTCGCAGTGTTTTTCATCGTTGCGGGGCTGAGATTAAGCCCAGACAAACTTGCCAAGGCAGTACCCATCTGGGTGATAGCAGAGGTATCCCCCACCATACTCACCGCCGCACCCAAGTCCATAATTCCTTCTGCAACAGAAGTAAGGGACTTTCCAAACCCGCTCTTAAACGCACCTTCCAAATTTTTGAAAGATGAGGCAAGGGCTTGCAACTGTGGGACTGCACCAGACAAACTGGCTTTCAGACTTCTAATCGAAGCGGCAACTTTATTGATCTCAGCATCCGCGCCAGTAGCACTCTGTTGAACTTTTATTTCTAGGGCTTCAAGCGTGTCTGCCATTACACATCATCCTTTGCTTTTTCAGCACGTTGCTGGCGTACCATAGCCCTCATAGCGGCTTGCATCTTTGCCATTTCCTCCCGCTCACGCCGCTGTTTTTCAGCCTCGGTCAGGGGGAATATATCTATGGGTTTCTCAAAATAATTCTGCCGCTTTGCACCTTTTGAGCGGAAAGCATTTGCGAGAGTCACGGCGAAAGCGTCATAGTTGTATAACCCTTGCAACCACGCCTGTTCATTCTCTGCTTCGCGCTTCAATCGGTACGCTTTTCTGTACGCAACAGCTATGGAAGGAGGGCCATCCCAATACTGTTCATAGGTCATTCCCATAGCGAGGTATTGCGGACAGGCCCCCTCAAAGATTTCTTCGTATGTGAATTGCTTTTCCTCGGACGGTTCGGTCAGAACTTCACCGTCAGTTTGCGAGGGTTTTCCTTAGCTCCCTCGTCCTCCCCAGAGATAAGGGTCTTGAAGGGTTCAGCGTAGAGTTTGCCAAGATATTCGGCTTCCTCGGTTGACAGGCCGTTCAGCCCATCAAACAGGATGCGGGAGGTGGTTTCCTGCGTCATGTAGGGATGGTGCATCAGAAACGCACCCCAGAACAGGAGCGGGAGCATCGTCATCGGTGCGCTATCCATTTTGTTCACATCCAGCCCAGCCGCCTCTGCCTTGGCAACGGTACGCCGATTGTACTCAAGGGTGTACTCGCGCCCTTCTTCGGGATCAGTAATAATCATGGGCTTCATAGCCATTTGTCAACCCTCCTAGTTGATAAAATTGTGGGGCGGGGTGTTTGCCTCGCCCCATTTGTCTTACGCAGAAGTGGTGGACTTTGCGGCGAACGTGTAGTCACCAGTCGGGACGATGTTCGCGTTGTTCTCAAGGACGCTATCAACTTCCGCGCCGCCGAAACCCAGAGGCAGAGGCTTGCCGGGGAAGTAGAAACTGTCGAGGTCAGAATCAGCAGGATACGCGATTTCAAACCACATACCCTTGGCGGGATTGCTCGACTGCGCGGTGGCGTAAGCAGACACACAGGTTTCCCAAGCAGTACGGAACTCCTTGTAGTCGTTCACGGTGATGGCGATGGGACCGCCACTGTCCCCAAGGCCCTCGATATAGGTGTGGTTCTTGGTCGCACTCAGAGGGGTGGACTGGAGGGTGTTAGGATCGTTGAACAGGCCGGGAATGGCCTTGCAACCGGGGATGGCGACATAGTTCACCGTGGGGCGAGTGCCAGCCGTTACCTCAGTCGCATACTTGACAATCATCCCGGCAGTGGACACAGCATTTGCCATTGTGATTTCTCTCCTTTATGCAGATATTGTGGGCGGCATAACATCGCCGCCCCCGATAATGCGGCGAAAACGGCCCACAATCGTGAACTTATCCCCGCCGTCAATGTTGGTTTCTGAGAACTCCCGGTAGTACATATCGCTCATGGTGTTCCGGGCAACCTCCATGATAGTGTAGGCTTCCGTTGCCGCAGTATTGGCCTTTGTGGACACAACCTGAATCTCAAAGACAGACTCCCACTGGACATCCTGAAAATCAAGTTGCGTGTTCTCAATAGGCCGTGTGCGGTCTATCTCATGGATATAACAGGCGGGAAACTTGGAGGGCTTGGCTACATACCGGGAAGTGCAGTTGGCAGTAGGATAGGCGGCTCGGATAGCATCAACGACACGGGTATAAACCGCATTGCGTGTGTAGTTCACTTTCCGAATACCTCCTTTGATATCTTCCGCACATTCTCACGGATTATCCTGTCTGCCCTGAACATCGGAGCGTATGAATAGGTTTCCGTGAGCATCTGCCCGTTGTACCACCAGTACCCATTTACAGAATACTTCTGCCCATGCCCTTCAGACCACGATCCCGGATATACAGGAACGGATACATCAAATCCGTGAGTGGATGTTGCCATATCACCTGTGCCAAATTCAACGAAGTAAACATCGGCCCCGGATGCGGAGATTGCCCAACCGTTCTCAATCGGATGGGTGCTAATCGTAACATCGGTGTTCCCCTCCATAGGGTCTACCATGCTGACGATTCGCCTAGCCTCTTCGGCCCCCAGTTCCGCAAGCCTCCTGCACACCTCATTGAGCTTTGGCTTGATTTCCTTTCGGAACTTCTCCAGTTCCTTCAGAGCTTTGTCGCACCCAACGGTAGACAGACTAATTGTGATCCTACGCACTCGGCATCGGCTCCCCGTGTGTCACATCCAACTCTGCCAGAGCGATGACCACCTGATTGATAGTCCTGCTTACCCCGGTGCAACGATAGTTGTGCGGATCAGTCAAAGGGTTCGCCTCAAACCACCAGATAGTATCCGTGTTGAAGGGAGTGGTAAGGTCATCGGTCACTACCGTCCGGGTGAAAGGATTATCCACACCAAACAGTTCAATCTCAGCCCTACCTCTGCCCCCAGACACGTTCATCCGTGTGGTTACAGGTGTGGCATAACTCACCGTCTGTTCACCTGTCAGATTCCCCTCGGAGTCCACCACATCGGTCACACCAGAGTACAGAGCATAGCTTATCTCGCGCTTGTTGCGCTGGACTGTCCTCACTCAGTACTCACCGCCCCGACACGAACATAGGCGAGTACGTTATTGTGGATGTAGTCCAGCATATCGGAATAGCGGAAGTGACGATGCACAGAGTTTTCGATGTGCGTCTGCTCACCTTCAGCACCCGCCTGAGTGTACCCGGCAATGACGGCGTAGACCTGAGTATTCTCATACTTGGCAGGAACATCCGTCACATCCAGAGGCACACCGCCGACAAGGTGATAAATCCAGTACAGGATTTCATTCTTTGCGATAGTCAGGTATCCATTGAGCTTTTCATCGGAGGGGACTTCCCCGCCGTCATCAAGCAGGAGCTTGACCATCGCCAGCTTTTCAGCATCCGTCATGCGTACTCACCTCTTTGCAGGAGGGGAGGAAGGAAAGGCCCTCCCTCCCCGGTTTAGGTTTCGTCAGGCACTCACAACGCTGGGGGCGTTGACATAGATGCCGTTGGACTTCTGGTGCTTGACCCACGCACCGTGGTACTGACGGAAGTCGTACATCCAAGCCTGAGCCTCCTGCACCACAGCGGGGCTGAAGATGCGAGGCTCGGCGAACTGGACGGCCTGCATGACGGCAGAGGGATGGATGATGAGGAAGTTGATGGTGCTACCAGCCGCAGTGTAGCCGCCAGCGTCATCATGGTCTTCAGGCTCGGCGAGGGTGCAGACGGTGTTGAACCGTCCGCTGGGAACGGCGATGACACGCATATCGTTGTACATCTCGACATTATAGTCGATGCCGTTCTCACCATTCATGGTGTAGCGGGTGATGCCGCTCTTCAGGTAGCGGTACATCGTGGGGTTCAGGAAAAGAATACGGCCCTCATACGGGACTTCTGCATCGTCCAGCTTCTCAGTCCCAAGGTCGATGGCGGCAACCGCACCAGACCCGGTGCTGATGGACTCAGCGGTCTTCATGGAGTCGCTGGCAGACTTCGCATAGGTGGCGAAGCGCACGGCATCGGTTTCAGGCACGACTTTTGTTCTCATGAACTCAGAGGCCAGAGTGCCAAAGGCCATGCCTAATGCCTCCGAATCGTCAATTCTGTCCACGAGGAACTGACGCCCTCTATCCCACTGGGGGGTGTAGCCGCGCCAGCTGGCAGTCACATCGCCGCGCACGAAACCCTTGTTCCGATAGTAGTTGCCAAGGGCCACCATATCGGTTTCGAACAGGTAGAAGGTGTGGTACTCAGGACTCCAGCGCACCCGATCCTGCGCGGTATCGAGGATGGAAGTCTTGCTCTCAGCCTTATAAATCTCGTCCAGCAAAGGGAGATAACGAGAAGCGAGGCCGATGCTGTTGTTGATTTCAGGGGCAACGGTAGGGGAAACAGCCATTTCAAATCTCTCCTTTTGTTATTTGATGGGAGGGAGGCCAAACCAAGAACGCATCTTATTCTGTTCGTCCTTGTCGGCATCCTTCGCCGTGGGAGGCATCCCCGCAGAAAGCTTGGGCTGTTTGCCAAGAGCGGCGGCTTCAAGCTCTTTGGTTTTTGCCTCGATAAATTCCTGCTGACAGGCAAGTGAGGTGGCGGCATCACCGTCAGCAATAGCCTCTGCCGCCTTGAGGGCCAGTTCCTTAGAATAGCCCAGAGAAAGATACTGTGCCTGATACCCACTCACCGCCTTGTCGCGGCGAAGGGTCTTCAGTTCTTCCTCGACCTGTGCATCACGCTCTTTGCGCTCGGCCTCTTTGCGCTCTTCCTCGGTCTGCTTCTCGCGTAGCTGGCGTTTGAACTCAGCGGCCTGAGAATTTGCGCGGGACAGAGCTTCCTTGAGCTTTGCGGACTCCTCGGATTCCTTGGGGGCAGGAGCTTCAAACTCATATTCTTCCAGAGCTTTCAGCTTGTCCTCCGCAGACATCTCGGAATACCCTTCGATCTTAGACACATCAATTTTAGCCATATCTTTCTCCTTACGACATTTATACCCCGCTTTTCCTAGCGGCATTTAGTCTGTTTGGTGGGTTTTCTCCCTTTTACGATTATAGTCTTTCCTGACTTTTGGTTGTGCGATTACTGTTTATCCTTGTTATACTGCGCGGTGCTAATGCCAAGCAAAGCACCAAGCAGGACGCACACAGCATTTGCGGTTTTGGACACTTCGTCCGCATAAGGCCATCCCCACACTCCAGCAAGGGCAACATAGAAGGTAGCCAAGGCCGGGATGCAGATGAGTGCCACCCACTTGAGGATGTCATACGCACCGTTTTTAAGCTTCATTACTTGCCCTCCTTATAGAGCGTCTTGATATCGTTCTTAATGACTGCGATGTCGGTCTGAATTGCGGAGAACTTCTCAGCATATCGGTTATGTTCATCCAGCCGCTTCTCCACCCCGGCTAGTCTGTCATCCAGCTTTGCATCACGGACAGCTTCGTCTATCCTGCGCTTTGCCGTCTGCTGGCGGGTGATGAGCCATTGCCCAAACACGGCACATATGCCCGTGATTATTGCGACTAAAACTGTTTCGCTCAATGCTCACACCTCGCAATCAGGAAAAGATCAAAACACACCTACACGACACATTATTCTCTGCCAGTTCAAACCCGCCCGGTGCATAGGCGTGGTCACCGTCATAGGTGTAGAACTCCTCGTCAATCCCAACGGTCATACTCTGGAGGTAATCGTGAGTTTCCCTCACACGGTCATCCATCATGGTCATCCAAGTCTTCGTCTTTGCCCCGGCTTTCCGTGCCGTAGTCAATGCGGCCTCGTTGTAATCCCGGTGCATCTCCGTTTCCATGACCCGTACGATGTCTGCCGCAGTCCCTCCGTTCAGGAAGTAATCCTCAACCCTCTCCCGCCACGTTTCTCCGGCGATCTCCCGGTCAACGGTGTCCTGCACATCGGAAACATCAGCGGATATATCAGCACCCATGCTTACATTCACGGACTCTACGCCATTCGCATAGGCCAGAAGGAACAAGTCCTCCAACATATCGAGAAGGGAGTCAAGGTCTGTCTTAGACTTATTCTCCCGGTTCATGTACTCCGGGATTGCCGCTTCCAACCTATTCAGTTCGTCAAACGGCATTAAGTCCATGTTCTCACCCGTCTATCCAGTCTACCAAGTCAAGGTCTAGGAGCTTATCTGCGCGGGACATAGGCACTTCCCACTCCTCGCCATACGCCATCTCGCGCTTGAACTCCAAGTCCCAATACACCCGCTTGCACTTCACCTTCACGATGCGGTTGCTGTCTTCATCGCACTTTCCGGGGACAAGCAACTCTCCCCATCTGTCAGCAGGAGGGGTGTACTTGAACTTCTTGAGTCCCTTGTATATATCGTCAATCGGGATGCGGTGCATATCCATCGGAAGCACCCATCCGTTTACACCATCCACTACGCCGATCTCGTGGATGACCTTGAAGTCGGTCACGATGACAGGAGTTCCAGCACACAGGGACTCGACAACCGTATAACAGTACCCCTCTGCGTCTGAAAGCTGGACAAGGTAATCGGCATTGGCAATATAGTCCGTGATATTCTGCTTCGGAGGCATCAGGACGATGTTGGGGCTATGGACTACCCGACTCGTCACATCGGTATAAACCGTCCACAGATACGGGATGTTGGCATTATCCAGAGCTTCGGCAAGTGCCTCCATCCGATTCTGCCCTTTGTCAGGTGTCAGGCGAGTTGCGCTTATCAGGTTCAACACTTTCCGGGGTTTCTCAGGGGAGAAGGGGTTGTAGCTGACAATGCTGTCCTCGCCCTTCCCCATCTTGTAGGAGTCACGAACCGTTTCCGAAACGCTGATGAACTTCTGAATCTTAGGATGCTTGTCAGGGTACACACCCAAACTCACATAATCCCCATGAAGCATCTGATAGTATTCATCAGCTTCCACGCTATCCATAATGTCGGTATTGAAGCATACGAACATTCGCTTGCAACGAATCTTCATGCCGTCACGGAACCGCTTAACACGGGCATACTTCTGAAGCCTCTCTACCTGTGCGGGGTTCCCATCCCGGTAGAACACGGTGATATCAAAGTCAGAACCGTACTTCTTACCCAACTGCCAGAAGAAGGTTTCGATGCCACCGATACTGTTCAGAGTGTGGAAGTAGAATACATTGACATACATCAGATGAGTCCTTTACTCTTGAGGTTAGTCAAGCTCCCTTCACGGGGGAAGTTGTAGTGGTACGCCATGACCCCGGTGAAAATCTGATTCGGATTCCTCTTTACCAAATCCTCGGCGTAGTACCAATCATCCCCGGCCCTGATTTCTTCCGGGAATGTGATGCCCTGTGCAAATTCCCTTCTAATAAACCGGGAAATCTGAGCGCACCAGATACGGTAGTTGTCCCTGTTGATGACCAACCGCCCTTCGTTGGTCTGCAAGTCCATGATAATGATGTCTGCCGTAGAGCAGTTGTACAACCACTCGCCGACCATGCGGTTATAGTCCGCAGTAATCACATAGTCATCACTGTCATGGAGATGAATAAACTCACCCTTTGCGGCTTTCAGGAGGCGGTTCTTGGTGTACGCAACGCCCTTATTTCCCTTGTTCGCAGTAATAGTGAGATTCAATTCAGGATGCTCTTCCTTATACTGCTTCAAGTTGGCAAGAGTGTTGTCCGTGCTTCCGTCATCCCGGACGATAATTTCCATGTCATCTCTGCGCGGGAGATGGTCGAGTGCCTTGATGACCAGCTCCTCCTGATTCCAGACAGGAATAAGAACCGAAAGTTTAATCATACCGCACCCCCGGTGGGATTATCCCCAGTATCCCGGTCTTCCTCAATGATGGTGGCCTCACCTTTACCAGTACCAGCCGCTTCCTCTTCAACCACCCTATTCGGATCGCCGAAAACCATCTTGATGTACTTCTCAGACATTGCCGCATCCTTCACCGGGTCATTGGAGATACCGCTCTTTGCCATAGCCAACTCAGGATGGAGGCCAGCCGCCATGAGCGTCTGGAACGCTTGGGCTTTAGCCTGAACATTTGCTACTTCTCCATGCGTGAAAACAGGCTCAAAGTCATTGAGGTTGATGTCAAGCAGTCCCTTGCGTCTGAGGATATCGGTAACAATCGAATCGAACTGACGATTGGACTCAATGTACAAGTCCTCCGTATTTCTTGCCGCGCAATCGGCCTGATACCAGCCGAAGTTAGCCAAGACGGCACTGCCTGTAGTGGACTGCGTACTCTGCCCGGAGGAACGGGCAGGAAGGGCGGCAATGCGGAGGGCCTGATCGTAAAGCCTGTCCACCAGCACCTTCGTCTGGGTCTGGTCAAGCTGTTCAGTCAGCACTTTGAAATCTGCCTTATTCTCACCGATACTCCGCAGAGCAATCATGCCAGCCTTGCGGATGTCCGTAATGGTGGTGTCTTCAGGGAACTCACAGTTGACGGCAATGGCAAGCGTCTGAATGAACTGCTCGATACCGTCACAGGCGTTGGAGGTGATATTGTTAATCTCGTCAAGCAGAGGGATTACTGCCTCAAAGCACCCCATGTTGACGGAGTTGTAGCGGTACTCGATGATGGGAACCTTACCCAACACGTTCGGCTCAACGGATTCCACGGACACGGCACTCGCCATGTAATCGTGGTTCTTCTCCGTGGTGATGAGCTTCCCGGTAACGGAACCTGTCAGATGGAAGACGGTGGACTCAGTGAACACATCGAACCGCGCCACACCATTATCCGTCACAAAGTTGACACCCATCACGGGCTTATTCCCCGGCTTCAGGGAGTACACAACAAACGCAGAGCGGGGGTCAAGAGCATAGGCACGGAAGGGAACCTCGTCATCGTCCGTAGGCTCGACATAGATAACGCCCTTGCCCACAGTATGGAACCAATCCGCAGTCTTGTTGTCTGCTTCGTGCTTCCCAGAGCGGTACAGATACTCATTAAGCTTCTTCAGCTTCGTCTGTACGCCCTTCCTCCGGGCTGAATAGTTCACAGGAGCAGTCAGGAAGTACCCATTCTTAAACGCCACAAATTCCTCTGCATGATTTTCCTGCACGATGTTCAGGATGTCCTCCCTGATCTCCTTCGTGCGGCCCAAGATGGGCTGAAGTCCTCTCCGATACCAGTACAGGAACTCTTCCTGAAGCAGATTCTTAATGTGATACACCAGAGCAGAGTTAAGCTCCTCTACCACATTCTCCTCTGTCAGGTCTTCAAACGGCGAGTAGATGTCCAGCCGCCCAAAAAGGTCATTCCGCACAACAGAAGGAGAAGGTGCAGACATATTCTCATATTCCAAGCTCTCACATCCCCTCGCACTTGGTTTACGATAATTATATTATGTCAACCTACCATATTATACCAACCCGATAATATTATGTCAACCACTTATTAGAAAGGTCTTTTCAGAATTCGCGCAATATTTGCACGATCTGACATTTGCCAATCAACAAACATGGCAATCGCATCCGGGACATCATCATGCTTATTCTTGCCCATCATGGAATAGGAGCAGAGTTGGGTCATGGCATCCCGGTATTCCTTATCCTTAATATATAGGGATTCGTCCTTGAACAGGATTCTGGCCTTTGCGGTCGCGCTGTTTATCTGAATACGGGTGTCCTTGCTTGTCTGAGTCCATTTAGTGGTAATCGAGGTGAGTCCTCCCATCTCCTTCACCCGCTTCTCCACGTTCTGAGCAAAGAGTGTGCCGCCACGGTTAGATTCTATGCGACACATTCTCACCTTCCGATCTACTAACAGTTGTGCTACCCTCTCCTGAACCACCTCCACCTTCCCGTTATCACAGATAATGGCATCCATATAAAAGTCATTGCCGTACTGATAGAACACAGGACACACACAGTAGTCCGCACCCTGTTCCTTGGTATCGCATATGGCGAGAATAGTATCGGGTTCTTGGTCAGGAAGGGAGAAATAGCGTCTGAGTTCTTCAGGAGCGTATAGCTGGCCTTCCCGTTCTATCGGTTGATTCATGAACAATGCTTTCCAACTGGCATCGTCCATGATGTCACGTTGCTTATGTAGGGCTTCAGTAGTGTAGCCTACACCATAGGGATAGTCAAAGTTGGACTCATCGTTTTCATCTAGGGCAGGAAAGCTGATAAACTTCGCACGGGGATCATTTTCGTACTCCATCTCCAGCCTACCAAGGATATCTGACAGACTCCATCTGGTGGCAATATGGAGTTCTTTGCACTTATCACCGACTTTTCTCTGGCGTAGGTCAGTAGTGTATTGTTGCCAGAGTTTGTCCAGACGGTCTTTAGAGAGGGCTTGTTCAATGTCAGATACTAAGTCATCACAGTAGAGCAGTCCCATTGCTCTAACTTTACCCGCATTACCAGCACCAATGGAAGTAAACTCCAGACTCTTGAACCGCATATCGTCTTTCTTGTCATAGCCAATACCTATCATCAAGTCTTTGGCATTGGTAGCTATCACCCTCAGTCCGGGGAACACATCACTCCACCGATACTCTCCCCTACTATCCATAATCCTCAACATCTCACCGTACATACCAGCAAGAAAGGCATTGTTATGGGAGCCAATGAGATTGGGTAGGAAGGGACTGCGGCCCACCTTCCATGCGAGGAAGAATTCGGCAAGAGTGGTTTTTCCAATTCCGGGGGGTTCTGATATGGCAAGAAGGTCTAACTTGTCATCCTCCAAGTCTTGTAGGGCCAATGCACAGGGGAGGAGTTGCTTTCTACGGGGGAGATAGAACCTTTTTTTCACATCGCGATCTTTTTCAATATACAGGCAGAAAGAGTCAAAATTGTACGGTGCATCGAACAGGTGAGTCTTGTAGTACAAGTCCAGCATATCAGAGGGGGATACGTTGGACTTCAGAAGGGTATTGGATGCCTTACGGATTTCTTTATTGTAATCATGGGCTAGAGCAAAGTTGGTGGGATCGTACTTTATACTGTCCCTACCATGCTCTCCTCCACCGATGACGGTACTGCTCCCTTCCAATTCCAACTCCCTAATCAGGGAGAATGCATCCTTTAACTGTGACGGTTCACTGGAGGATATCAGGGTGGGTAGGAGTTTGTTGTAGGCTACCATAATATAAAGCCCTCTCTTATGCCTGTGTTAATGCCCTGAAGGGGCAGAGGAATCGGGCAGTGTGGGCAGGAAATCAGAAGAGGTGTCATCATCCTCCTCATCCTCCCCCTCCAATATTGCCATCAGCACATCCCGGTTGTCTGCTATCGTGTCCATTATCTGAGCTTCTTCCATAGCCGCCATCATCAAGGCACGATCTCCCCTGTTCACATTCCAGTACTGCGTGGAACAAGTGCCGTCATCATATACTACCTCAAGACTGATTGCTTTTATCTCATTTTTGGCTAAATTCTCCATTACTGCCTCAAGCCATTCGTAGTAGGGGTATTTGTCATTATCCATCACAGCACCTCCTGTTGTGTTATGTAAACTATTATAGTCCCTTTTCCAGAGAATGGCAAGGGGTGGTGTCATGCCCTGAAGGGGGATTATGCCCCGTATGGGCAAGTGGAAGGGCAGAGGAAAAGTAAAGGAGGGTCAGGACTGGCCCTCTTTGTCTACATTTTTTGACTACAATGTCTACAAAATGTCGACAAAAATTTCGGCCTCTACTGACCCTCTTACTTCAGGGAATTGAAGAATGTAGATATATAGCATGCTACTGTAGTCATTTTTTTGTCGACATTTTCCCATTTTTGTCGACATTTTTGACTACATTTTTGTTGGATTTTTTTCGCTCTTGTTGCATCATTTAATCAGGAGATGCATTTAATTTATTTTTTACTAAAATGTCTACAAATTTTAGTGTTTTTTGCTTAAAAATCCTGCGTTCAGAAAATGAAACCTTATACTTTCATTTTTGGTGTTTTTCAAAAGTTTCAGAATTTTTTGACTACATTGTAACATCCCCTGGTTTGGGGGTGGGATGGGTGGCGTAGTAGGCAGGAGTGTGGGAACCTTTTGGGGTATTTACTGCTTCTTCCATCGTCATTCCACGCTTCATTCGGTTGAGGAGGTAGGACGCATTGAGGTCGTACATCCACGCCACTTCTGATAGGGTCAACCGCTGTCCGTTGACTTCGTATTTCTTGCCGAAGTTGGTGTTCCGATTCCTGTGAAGCTGCTCACCCTTTTCGATGAAGATACAGTTGTCGGGGGTGAAGTCTTTTTTCTGATCCTTCCTGCTTAAACACTTCCCCGGTTCGTATCCGTTCTTATACGCCCAGTCATGGAAAGCCCAGAAGTCAGTTCCCCATTCGTAACAGACCGTGATGTTGTCTTTTTTCATTTTCGGATATTCTTTTGATTTGGGGTTGTAGCATCGGTAGAGCATACTTTTCCAGACGAAGTAGAGTTTTTCCTTGGTAGGGAACTTGCAGTCGGTGAGATGGAATCTACAACTCCTACCACACGTTTTGACCATCCCTGAGAACAGGAATGTTGGCCTGACTTGGGTGGTATTCCCGCAGTCACAGAGGCATTCAAAGTTCCTGCTCTTGTAACTTGTGATTGTGAGATGTCCATACCTCTGTCCGATCCAGTCCTTTGAGTAGTAATTTGGTGTTTCTGACATAGACAACCCTCCTGTTTTGGTATTTTCAGGAAGATTTTACCACATTGTTTAACTTATGCCAAGTGTACTTACCCAATCCTTTTAGGCTTGTCGGTACTTAAAGTACTAACCCCCGCCCCAGTTAGCCTCTGCTAATATGCCCCGGGTATGGTAAATCTTGGAAACGTGCCGGGAGAGCGCAGGATTGCTATACAGTCATGTTAACTATCTTTACACGTCATCGCACAAAATGATTATTTTGTTCAATGTTTGTCGCCTCAGGCCACCCAGACGGGCCGCAGGAGGCCAGATTGCCAGTTGTTGGCAGATTACCCATTGTCCTAGTAGGTTGGTAGGGTCTTGTTGGGAATACCTCGTATTACGAGGGGGTTACCGTTTGGTAACTACCTCGCGTCTCGAAGTATTAACTCCTCCCCTCCTCCCCCCACGGGGCCAGAGGTAGCCGGGAGGGATGGAGCCATCAGGAGGGGCCACAGAGGCCGCGAGAGGGGGCGAGGCTGTGGGGGTGGTGCTGTGACCCCCTGAACCGTGGGAACGCTCAGAGAGGCCCACAGAGGCCCACAGAGGGAGGGGTGAATTTACCATATCTTGGAAGAATCGGGGCCAGTCCCCCAGATTACCAAATGTTGGCAAAAACAGGCAAAATGCGCCCCGAACAGGGATTGTTGTAATTTTAACATGGTTTTACCCACCGAGCCGGGAAACAGGGGTCAGGAGGGGGTGAGATGTTGGGAATTGAACATGGGTAAAGCCCACCCGAAAGAGGGCCTATTTTCGCGCAGGTTGAAAAATCCTGTTGGGGGTAATGATGAGATACCACCGAAAAAATTTTGCGGGAAATCGCATCCTAGAGCCTCTCAGATTATATCCTCCTGAGAATAATAACCCTCCTCTCCCCTGAGTTGGCGATAAGCGTAGCTTATAGCGCGATAAGAAACATTTATCGCAACTTTGGGTGATACCCCTTGACGGGTGAAACCCCCCTGTGGTACAATACCCCACGATGAGGGGTGACACCCACGGGTGGCCCACCCCCTCCCCCTCCGGGGGATGCACCTTGACAACCTAGGAGGCCACGGGCGAACGCGAGTAGCGCGGGAGCGGCGAGGCCGGGAGCAAGTCGAGTCCACCGTATCAGGTGGCGCGCAGTCCTGCGATGATGGGCCAAGGGAAGCCCGGAGCGGGGGTGCGTCCTGCGGGGTGAGATAGTCCCCTGCGGAAGGATGGTGACCTAGGCCCGGATAGCTTGACCCGAAGTGCGGAAAGCGGGAACCCGCCGCAAGTCCTCCTAGGGGTTGCCCCTTGACAAATGCACACGGGGCGCGAGTGAGTAGGCGCGGGTAACGGGTACGCGAAACCCCCTTGCCCCAAGCCCCGCGAACCGCTCACCGCAAACCGTGGGCCACATTGATATGATGATTCCCTTTCCCTTTCAAGGCAAGCGAGGAGAGGGGGAGCCGTTCGGCCCCTCCCCTCCCCGTTTGTTTGAGTCCTCCCAAGGTGGAGGGCTGAAACAAGCGGTAAACGCTTGAATATCAAAATCAATTTGAAAGGGAGATATACCAAAATGAAGAACAGCGAAAGAGTTATGAACACTTCCAAGCAGAATCAGAAAATCGCCCGTGCGGTGGCTGAGTGGGCCTACAGCGGCAAGAACTGGAAAGTTTGCCGGGACATTTACGAGGCCTACAAGAACCCCTCCGTTTACAAGGTGAGGGCGTGGGAGCGTTGCAAGGCCCTGTGTGCTGAGATGGGCGGGTTTAACCTTGTCATCTCTGCGGCGGGTGTGCAGACGTTTTCCGTGGTTTTCACCTTCACGGATGAGGAAACCGGGGTTGTTTGCTATGCCTACATCACCCGCGACTATGACCGCTTCTGCGAGGCCTGAACAGCTAAATCACATCTAACACAGAGGACACCGGGAACACCTCCCGGTGTAATGTGGCGTTCCCCGTTCCAAGCCGGGGAGAGATGACCACCAAGGGAAAGGAGATAATCACATGAAGTTCACTATCGACAAGGAGTATACCACGCTGTCCCAGCTTCCCAAGGTAAAGCAGGATTGCAAGGAATTCAAGGCCATGTATACCGACAACGACCTTCTGAGGGCCTTTGAGGATGCCGTGATAGAGGTTGATATCCCGTACAACCTCGACATCCTTTCTGCGAATCTGGAAGCGTTCCCCGGTGGAACGGACTACAACAACGAGACTGCTTTCCGGGTTGAAATCGTGGGAAGGTGTTACCACTCGTTCTTCGTCATCACCTTCTATTGTGACATGGGGTTGAATGTTGATACTCGTGACCTCCTGTTTAATCCGGGGACAAAGCTGTACAAAGTCGAGCGGTACAAACTAGCCTAAACACAGAGCAACGCAGAGGGGAAGCCCCTTCTGCGGTAATGTGGCAAGGTGGGTTGCAAGCCCCACCAAGGCACGAAAACTTGAAAGGGGATATCATCATGAATAACAAGGAAATCGCGCAGAAGGTTTGCGACCGCATTCTGGAGGTCATCAACGCCGGGGGTTCACTCCCTTGGGTCAAACCGTGGAACCGAAAGCCTGACATGGTCAAAGTGGTTGATGGGTATACGGAAGTCGTTCTGCAACCCCGCGCATGGAATCGTAACGGGGTGCAGTACAAGGGGGTTAATACCTACCTTCCCGTAGGCGAATATATCACGTTCTCGCAGTGCAAGAAAGAGGGCGGGAGCGTGAAGAAGGGTTGCCACGGCTGGCCCGTTGTCTACTGGAACTTCATCGAGAAGGAAAGCAAAGACGAGGCCACCGGGGAAGTCAAGAAAGAAACAATCCCGGTTCTGAAGTATTACACCGTGTTTAATGTGGATGACTGCGAGGGCATCAAGCGCAAGCACAGCCCCGAAGCAACGACAGTCCGAATTGAAAACGCCCACTATATCCCCGTGAAGGGCAATGACAACCTGAATGAAGCCGCTGAGGCTGTTATTTCTGGTTATCTCGACCGCGCCGGGGAGGGCTTCAAGCTGAATCGGGAAGATGTTTCCGACAGGGCTTTCTACTCCCCCTCCGGGGACTATGTGACTGTTCCTTGCCGCGCTCAGTACTCCGATTACAACGAGTATTATAGCACCCTGTTTCATGAACTGGTTCACTCCACGGGCCACAAGTCCCGCTTGAACAGGTTCACGGGCAAGGCCGCAAACGCCGCTTTCGGTTCGACTGAGTATAGCAAGGAAGAACTGGTAGCCGAAATCGGGAGTGCTTCTGTTCTGAACTCCATCGGCCTTGAGAGCGCAAACAGCTTCCGTAATTCTGCCGCTTACATTAAGAGTTGGAGCGAGAAAATCAAGTCTGACCCCCTCTGCTATGTGAGCGCGGCGAATAAGGCACAGGCCGCTTTTGACCTTCTGCTCGGCGTTTCTGAGTGACTCGACTAGGCGAGTATAAACAGGTGTTTGGCCTAGTGCGGGGAGGGCTTCCCCACGGGGTTGCCCTCTATCACAATAAGTGAGGAAAGGATGAATCAATCATGGCGTACAAATTCACTAGAGATGATGAGCGGCTAATCGAGGGTGTTTTCTATGAATTGCTGAGAATGCCCTATAGCAAGCTGAATACCATTCTCGGCTCCCTGACGATTCAGGAGGTACAGAATCTTCACTCCCGGCTCCACTACAACGACTACTGCGAGAGGCACGGAGTCAAGTATGAGGAGATGACGGACGAGGACTATATCAGGGCCTATGAAGAGGAAGAGGAGGAACGGTATCAGAGAGTGAAGGAGGCCAGAGAGGCAGAGGAAGAGGGCTGGTAATCAGTCCCCCTTCTGCCTCCCCGTCAGTCGGTAAAAGTCCGACTCCGAATGAGCAAGAGCGAAACGGGTAATTATTGAAAGGGGAATATATCATGAAACAGCATTTCTATCGTGTCACGTTCGACACTCAGCGCAATAGACTCTATACCACTTGGGGTTTCTACGTTCTGGCCTTCAATCAGAAGGAAGCCAAAAACGCCGCTTATGAGTGCTGGCACAACGCCAACAATCCCCGGTTCCGTGAACGTGGCAAGGATGAAAGCTACGCCTACCGTCCGCATATGTTCCATGTTACTGCGGAGCGTGTGACCAGTAGCGAAATCACCGTTGCCAATGGTGACGGAATCGACCTCTCCACCTTCTACGTTATCGACATGAGAAACGTAACGTGGGGGAGGCGCGGATGATTTGACAACAGCTAATGCCCATCAGCTTCTGGTGGGTATTGACGGTTGCCAAACCGAAACTATCTTGGAAAGGGGAACATACAAATGACCGTTTACGACTTCGCCAAAAAATGCATGGATGATGAGGAATTCAACCGGGGCGGCATTATCAAGAACGAGCGCAAGTACCTCGATGACATAGGCTTTGAGTACTCCGTGAAGTTCGGGTGTGTCTATAGTCACGGTGAGGATTTGGCGGCTTTCTATAGTGCCATGCAGACCCTTCTGGACTTGAACAACAAGTACAAGGGCAACGCCTGAAAACATCAACTAATACCCATAAGCTAACGCTTGTGGGTATTGATGGGTGCTTTCAAGTACCACAACTTGGAAAGGGGAATAATCATGAACTACTACCGATGCATTGAGCATGACCGTATCTATACGGAGCAGGAATTGGAGGACGAGTACAAGTCCGAATACGCCTACGACCTTGAGTACAGGGACATCTCTTTCTCACGGTGGTTGGGTAACTGCATGACTCGGAACGGCGGCAGTCTGGAGAAGGTTTACTACTTCTCCGTCACGGTGGAGGTGTTTTGCTTTGAAAGATACCTCGCGGTGACGGGGTATAGCACGATGACCTCTGAACAGATTCGCGCCCTTCTGGAAGAGCGGTACGACCAATGGAACAACCTCGATGAGTTCCCGGAGGCTGAACCCTTCTGCTGTGAGGAGTGGATGCTGATGGGGCTGGACGAGTTGGGCATCAGCTACACCCCGCACTATCTTGAAGACATCCCATTCTGAAAGGAGTATGACAATGTATCTCTTCTGCTATCCCTCCGATTTCCGTATCCGTACCAAGGCAGATGCAGAGAAGTTCCTGACCATCAGCAAGGGGGCTTTCCATTGGACGGACGGAGAAACCGACTACATCATGGAGGACGGGAAGGTTATTACCCGTCCTGTCGGGATGCGCGGCAACGTGTTCAATCCTTACTTCGATGACGGTAAGGGTTATGCGGAGCGCATCTGGAAGACCCGCAAGTACATCAATGCGAAGCTTCGCGCCGACTAAGTTTCAGCCTATGCCCTTCTGCTTATAGTAGGAGGGTATACACGGACACTTAGTCCAGACTATTGAAAGGGGATTATTACTATGGCTATGTACTACTATGTCAGTTATGTGGAGGAGTTTCCTATCTATGAAGCCGCAGAGGGTGGGTACTACTACGCCGGGGAACAGGTCATTAGCTACCGCAAGTTCTCTAGCTGGAAGAAAGCCAACAAGTGCTTTCAGAAGTGGAAGAAAGCCTTTCTGGAGGAGTACGACTGGGCCGTGGAGCAAGACCGGGTGTGGGTTTGGGACAACCCCGGAATCGACCCCAAGAACGGTGATGGTTCCTTGGTTCGGTACAGTTCCCGCTACATCGGCGAAGGTGCTTCTGTGCAAATCACCCGTGGCCCGTTCAAAGAACATGGATACGAACCCTACTGCTGAAAGGAGAGAGTACGATGAACAAGAAAGCTGAACTGTATGACAACCTGTGCGAACTGCTCACAGCGTTTGAAAATCCTGCGGATGACACTTGGGACAGAAGTCCAGATGACTTCTTTTCTGACTTCTATGAGATGCTGTGCAGAATCGCAAACAACTGGGAGGAAATCACAAGCGCAGAGTGACGGGGGAGCAATCCCCCGGTAATGCGGGAAGTCGGGTCACAACCCCCGACACGCTAATTGAAAGGGGATTATTACAATGATGAAAGTCAGAGATTTGCTGAAGATGCACACCGACATTGATGTCGTGGACGATGTCTGCGAAGAACTGTACATCGCTTTCTGCGGGGCGTATGAACTCACCCCGGAGGGCGAGGAGCATTTCAAAGAGGCCCTCGACTACGATATCGAACTTGGGCGAAACATCGTCATCGTTCATGTGGATGATGACAACGAGCGAGTCTGGAAGCGCAAACTCCGTAAGGCCAAGGAACTGTTTGAAAGCCTTGCCGGGTATTGCTCCTGCAAAGACTATGACAGATGGTTCAGGGAGGTGGACTAACCCCGCACGGTTCTGGAGGGGCATCCGTTCAAAAGCCCCACCCCACAAATTTTTGGGAAAGGAGGAATTGACACGGTGGGTAAAACCATGTACAATCTTGACATCAACACTTCTGGAGGTGCAAAGATGTCGAGAGGTAAAGCAAAGCAGGAATGGGACAAGGAAAATGCTGTGTTCGTGAACTTGAAGTTCATGAGGAAGACTGAGGCAGAGATGCTTGAGTACTTGGACGCTCAGTTCAAGAAGGGCATAGCACGGGGTACTCTTATTAAGAAAGCGATAAAGGAGTACATGACCAACCACCCGGCAGACTAACCGGGACACAGAGAGAGGAGAAGGAAGCATGAAGACGATACTGATTATCGGGGTGCTGTTCTGCATCTACAAAATTCTGACCTCTGCTTCTGCCAACCGCAAGGAAGCTGAGAGGGATCGCAAGGAAGCACAGCGACAGGCAGAGGCCACCCGCATCCGTAACGAATGGCGTACCGTACAGGCAGAGGCCAAGGTAGCCATTATGAAGCAGGAAGCCATGTGGAAGGAACAGGAAAGAGCGCAGAGGCAAGCCGCTAAAGAGCGGGAGGAACTGCGCAAGGAACAGGACAGGCAGAGGAAAGAGCAGGAGCGTCAGGCGAAGGAACAGGCTCGTCAGGCCGCACAACTTGAACGGCATGAGGATATGCTGATGAAGCTGGACACTCGCCTTGCCAAGGCCGAATCTGAGATAGCTTTCAACCGGGAGCAGATTGAGAGGATGTTCAAGCTACAGAAGATGGCAATCGAGAAGCGGGATGCTTGTGCCTATGGTTCTGAGGAATGGCAGAAGAACGAGCGCAAGGTAATATCCCTTGAGAATCAGATTCACACGTTCCAGAAGAGGATAGACTCTGCAAAGGCAGACAAGAGGTACTGCGAGTCCAAACTAGCCTAACCCACCACCCCAACATACACCAACCCCCAAGAGGCTTAATTGCTTCTTGGGGGTTTTCTTTTTGCCTATTATTCAGGCTTTAGCTTTGTTCCAGCATGATGAACGTGCCGTATTCGTCAAGATCGAACAGGACTTCTCCACGCTTGAGTGCGTCAATATCATCCATTGTCAGCTTGAAATAGGCATTGCCGAAGATGCTGTTCCGTCTGCACACCTCTCCGACAGAGCAACGCTGGAGTTTATCCGTGAACCATGACTCATCACTTCTGCATTTTACACAGAGCTTTTTGTAGTCGCTCTTGTTGCATTTTCCGTAGA